AATAGGGTAAAGGAACAGGCCGAACTGATTCGGTTACTACAGAAAAACTCCTGCCATTGTTATAATTGTGCTGATCCGATGACACAGCTAACGAGAATGATAGTATGCCCGAAGTGTGGTAATAAGCGCTGTCCTCATGCAACCAATCATAATATGGATTGTACTGATAGTAATGCAGTAGGCCAAGAGGGTAGTAGGTATTGAAATGAAGTTAAAGAAAAGACCTATAGAGTATCAGAACTATTATGCCAATTGTATAGAGGATGGCATACAACCTATGCAGTATGATAAGTGGCAAAAGAACCATAATCCTACTGTAGATAATATAACCCGTTGGAATAAGGCAAGAACTGCACCTAGTCTATGGGAGAAAATGGAAAAAGATCCATTATATAATGCCATATTAAACTCCCGTATAAGAAAAGACAATGACGGAATGATATTATCCGATGCACCCACTATGAGTAATAGAAGGAAATAAAGATGAAACCAAAGACCTTTACATATAATGAAATGATTCAATTTTTCATTAACCATAATATGCCTCTAAAAGATACACAGGTGCAACTAATTGCTATGATGGTCAGAGAAGAATTTAAAGCATTAGAGACCTATAGAGAAGAACAGAAGAAGAAAAGAGATGCCAAGATATTAAAGGCATTGAAAAGAAAAGAATCCAGAATTGCAAGGAAGTGCAATAAAGTGCAAAAAAGTGTAGTAACTGACTTGCCCACAGGAGCATAGGAACCAGTGAGATGACGGATAGGTATAAGGAAAAAAACTGTAAATTCTGTGAAAAACTGCATAAAAAACGGGGTTTATATTGCTGCCAAGGGTGTGCGAATAGTGACCGTGAAGTCTCAGATAAAGTCCGAGAGAATATGCGAAGTGTTGCAATAGATTATAATAGAACACCCGAAGCAATTGCGAAGCAGAAACAATTGCACACCTCATTGATTGGCATGACTGTAGAGGATTTTGCAGTTGATATACCAGAGATTAAAGACCTTTCCGATTACTCTGAATTCCTCGATGGCTTCGACCGAGGGGAGAAGTGGTAGTCCCCACCCTAATCCCGCCCTATATTTTATCATAGTTTCCGCTGCTTGTCAAGCCCACTGTTGTTGCCGAAATACAACACAGGTAATAAAGGCTTGACATTTTCTATGGGTCTGTTATACTAACGGTGTTGCTTTTGAAAAGGTTATAGTATGTGGAACTTAGAAGGTCTTACTGTCCGTGGTGTGTACTTTGGTTTACCTGTTGAAGGTGTAGTTACTGAGTCCCGAGTGAAGTATGGTGGCTCTGTCCAGCATACAGTGGACCTATTCTTTCCTATTACTATATTTGGTGATGAGAGAACCACCGTATTACTGGATGCCTCTGAGGTTATCCATGTTGAATATGAAAGTGTTACAGCCTGTGAGTTTGATTAAGTAATACTTTCCCTATACTTGACAATGGTAAGGATTCGTGTATAATGGGCTACATGATAAAGAGAAAACCACGATCCGACCGAAACCATGTGCTCTATAGGGTAGAGTGTGTGGATACTGGAGATTCATACATTGGTCTTACAGTAGCACAAGGCCATGCATTCCTCCGTAGTGTAAAGGTACGCTGGCAGAAGCATGTTAGTCGTGCCATGCGTGAGAAAAAAGACTGGGCTTTCTGTAATGCTTTACGTAACAATTCCGACTGTGAATGGCGTTATGAAGTGCTCGAGGTTGTGCGTGGCCGTAAACCTGCACACCAACGTGAGCGCCAGTTGATTGCTGAATACGAACCAACTTTGAATACTTTTTGATTATGAATGAAATAAAACAATTAATCACCGATGCACTGGCCGTTGGCCTGTCCGACCGTTCTATCATAGAATTAATGATTCTGGAAGGTCTGCCACAGGAGGCCTGCCCTGAAATCCTGCGTTGCGTAAAAACAACAATAACTGACCAAATTGGTCAAGTATTCAAATAATGCTTGACAATTGCCGTGGTTCTGTTATACTCTATCCATAGATTGAAAAACAAGACAAATTTTTAAAGGAAACAAAATGTCTAAAACCTCTGACCTCTCCGTTGCTCTGAAAAACATTCAGACCGAAATGTTTTTTCTCCGTGCCAAGGCTGCTGAAGTCCGTGTCGCTATGAAAAAAGCTCGTGCTGATGCAAAGGTTGAAAAAACCATTGCTCGTCAGGCAAAGAAAAACGTGGCTGCTGTAAAGAAAGCCGCTCGCATTGCTAAACTTGAAGCGAAGTTGATTGCCATGAAAACCGGTAATGTCGGTGCCAAGGCAATTAAGATGAACAAAAAACCATCTGCTTGCACCACAGTGTACCAGATGGCTGCTTAAAAACCACGCTGAGACCGCCGAGGAACGGTGGTACCACAAAGACCAGTGTCAACATTGGTCCTCAGGTGTAAGGCAGAGGGATCGGATCCCCGAGGCCGCTGATTGAAAAATTATCAGCAAATAATGCTTGACAATAGTGCCAATCTGTTGTATACTGTAGTCTGATTAATCGAAAAGGAAAAAAAATGTTTATTGCTCTTTGTGTTTTTACTGTTCTAGTCCTGATTGGTGCTTCCGTGTCAGCTTCTGTTAAAACTTTAGGATAAGGAAAAAAGATGACTTATTTTGGAATGTTCACTACTGAAGGCAATCAAAAAGTCGCCGCTATTGTAGAGTTTGCTAAGACCAATGGTGCTGAATGGGAGAATGTTCTGCCCATGTTACGTAACCTTGCTGATAGTAATCCGATGTACCGTGAGGCTATGGACACTGTAGTCCGTGAGATGGTCTATGATGCATGTAGTTTTACCAGTGACTTTTATGTCTGAATACACAGTTATTACATCCACAGGTAGAGTACTTTTGTTTTCAATAAAGTCCTGCGCTGACCTGTACCAGAAGGCCTATGGTGGTGTTGTATTTACGTCACAGGTGCTTGACAATCCGACCACTTGTGATATACTGGCCTCAATAGATAACAAAAGGATAGATGATGTTTACACCTCTTGAAAGAATCGCTTTTACCGTTGTTTCAGTGTTGGCTGTGGTAGTAATTGCCATGGACATGTTTGTATGGAGAACAATATGAGCAGAATGAGTGACATGGCTCTGGAGATACAGGAACGGCTCGACAGCGGCCAGACTGTGGATGAGATAACAGAGGCGCTGCAAGTACCCTTTGAATGGGTTGAGTGTGTCGCAGAGTGGCCTACTGCTGGTCAAGGAACCGCCTAGGACAGTACCAGGGAGTCCTCTAAAGCAGGTCTACTTTTGTCTAGATTCCGTCCGCTGTGTCACAAAGACTCACAAAAAAATTTCTGTACCCAAAATCGCAATTCCTAACAAAAAGTCTCTGTAAAATTTTTTTTGGAAAATTATTATGCTCCTAAGTGATCCAGAACAGTCGCTGTATAACAAGCAGCTTCTAAGTAAATTCAGTGAGGTAACGATTCATCCTCGACACATGAAACCGAATGGTTATCGCATGTCCCGTAATCGCAAAATCTTTATTGAGTTTGGTTACTATAACTATACCCTACAGGAAATCTCTGATAGGCATGGTATAACAAAAGAAACCATACGCCAGATTATTGCTCGCTGGGCCCGTAAGTATTCTAATCTTATCAGAAAAGAATCACTGTCTTATGGTGAGGATATTGTGGCTGTTGGGTTTGATTGTGATGAGGATTCTATTAGTATTGTGAATGGATTGAATGATGAATAATATGATTGTGGTTTGTACTGAGTGTTCCGAAGAGCACGATACGTCCGAGGTTAAGTTTCTGAATATAGAGGAAGATATGGAAGGTCGGGATATAATGTACTTTACTTGCCCTGTAACTAACTTAGAGGCCAAAAGTTTGGTCTATGCTTCTACAGAAGATTCCGATGGCCAGCCTGATGAAGCACAGGAATGGCATGACTTTGATCCAGATTGCTAATATGAATGAACGAATTAAAGAACTTGCTGTACAGGCTGGATACTTACCTGATAATTTTGGTATTGGACACTGGGATATGCCAGAGTGTAAAAAGTTTGCCGAGTTGATTGTTCGAAAATGTGCCAACCTTGCTGATGAAGCGGAGCCGTACAAGGCCGCAGATTTAATTAAAAAACATTTCGGAGTTGAAGAGCCTGTTCAAGTTTCCAATCTCCACTATTGCCCGTATGCAGCAGAAATTAACGGAGACTATGAAACATTGTGTGATTGTGATGAAGAGCGGACATATCAATGTGCAATGGATACATGATGAACGATTTATGCGTGGTGACTTTGAAATCATTGATGGTGAGTATTGGATGCGGGATTTAGTATTATGAAATACTATTCTATATCCTTTCCAGGTGAATGTGGACAAGATGTTACTGAAATCTGGTCCGAGAAACAAATTCTAAAAAGCGCCTGGTATAAAAACTGGGTCTTTAAAATGGTGCAAGGCGGCAAGACGAATTTGATTGATAATCAAACAGCGATTGACGATTGGTGCGATGTCCACTGGGCAGTCGAAGTCGAAAGACCAGTCTGGTATTCTAATGAAGGAAATGAATAATGGTTAGTAAAACAGTCTATACTGATATTGAAGTCGATGTGGATATCAGTGACTTTGAGACCACCGACTTAATCGAGGAGCTCGAGCTCCGAGGAATACCGATAGATGATTCTATGAAAGAGATGGTGAATAAAATTTACCAGAAAAAAAGATTGAATCAAAACTATGAGCCTGAATTGAATGAGTTGATTTATTATGTATTGGGTAAATTTGTATGAATGAACGGATTAAAGAACTTGCTATACAGGCTGAAATCTATGCTGGCGAACTGATAGATGAAGGTGCTGATTATGACCAGTATCCAAGATATTACACAGAAAAGTTCGCCGAGTTAATTGTTAATGAATGTCTAACCATATGTGAAGAACTAGGCGACAAAGGTATGGATGGCCATTATTGTGCGGATGCGATTAGTAAGACATTTCGGAGTTGAAGAATGAAAGTTGTAATTAATGGTTGTTTTGGTGGTTTCGGTTTGTCTGATGCTGCATTGCAAGAATACAAAATCCGTAGTGATATCACAGACCCTGATTTTTATTACTATGACATTCCTAGGGATTGTCCAGTGTTGGTTGCCATGGTTGAAGAACAAGGTACCGCAATTAACGGCGCCTTTTCTGATTTGAAAGTTGTGGAAATACCTGATGGTATTAATTGGTATATTGAAGACTATGATGGCCGTGAACACGTTGCCGAAAGACATAGGACATGGAGTTAAAAGAATGAGTTATTACATGAAATCAGGCAATACATTCCGTATTGCCACAAAAGAATCTATGGACCTGCATGAACAGTTGCCTGCTGGTAACTATGTTGTGAAGCAAGATCCATTTGAGAATTTTTACATTGAACAGATTGAATCTTTTGATGTACCCACCAAAATGTATGGTGATACCATCCGCAATACAGAACGGATTATTAATAGTTTTTGGGACCGTAATAAGTCAACAGGCGTTATGCTCGTTGGTGAAAAAGGTTCAGGTAAAACATTGCTGAGCAAAAACATTTGTGTTGAATTGGCCAAGCAAGGTGTGCCTACTATTGTTATCAATGCATCATGGCATGGTGACAAATTCAATACGCTGATTCAATCTATCCAACAACCATGTATTGTGATGTTTGATGAGTTTGAAAAAGTTTATAACAGTGAAGAACAAGAAGCATTGTTGACATTGCTTGACGGCATCTATTCAACCAAG